CCTGTCGCCTATTAAGTGCGAATACTGTACGTAACTTATGTATGTATGCCTGTATATAATACTAAATAATAAGAAAAACAAAGGAAAAAAAAGGGATATTTGTTTCACATCGCCTCCCTCGGGGCCGTCCTATGGGCAAACTCCATAGGTAGATTATTTACTCAGGTATCCTACTTAACAAAGTCTTAATACCATCTTCCATACTATGGACTTTAGTTTCAAGTCTAACTAACCTTGGATCATCCTTAGGCTTTTCAGCTGCAGGTTGTTGAGGCAACATACCAGCCAATGATGCTAATAAGTTACCACCTTGAGGTTGTGCATTATTGTTAGCAGTCACAGCTAGACCCATTATAGCTTCAACACCATTAGTAACAGCTTGCTCCATTCTTCTAGGATTAGGATATCTAGAAGCTGATTGCTTAGCTATTGCACATTGAATGCCTTGAGCATAAGTTAGAATTAAGCCATGTACTAGTGGCTGAACATTTAGTGTATTGCTTTCTTTAGTCATTGAAGACCTCCTTAACTATTAATTAAAACAAAAAAACATAAATCAAAAATAACGTAAAACGCGAAGCGAAAACCCTTACTAAAGGGGGCATGTTACTAATAAGACCAAGCACTAAAATGCTGTAATTTTTAAAACCTCTCTTCGGTATAATTTAGGATTAGTGTCTCAGATTGTTAATAAACCGACTGGTCGGTATGTTATTCATATAAATAAGGTAGTTACAAGAAAAGATTTTACTTGATTTTGGCAAAAAAAACTAGTAAACTAGTGTACTGTAATTTTAATTAAAGGAGGTGTTAATATGGCTGAGAAAGTTAAACCAAATGGTTATACTGTGTATACATTAACTATAGAGTACAATAAGAACACCGCTGAGATTGAGAGTATAAAAGAAGAGTTTAGAGAGACTGAAAAGACATTCTCATATGGAGATTTATACCTGGAAGACTATTGGGATGAAGAGACAGTATCCCTTATGGATGAAATGTATGACATAGGGGAGTCATGAGAGACGCGGCCTGGGGGCCGCTTATAACATAAGAGGGTTATATGGCAAATAAGATGCCTTTTATTACAAAAAGCTTGTTAAAGAATATTACTAATACAGATGGTGAAACTTTAGATATTCTTTATAATATGGCTGTAGAGGAACATGGTTTTTCACCAGATATGGTAAACAGAGGCAATGTTTTAAAAATGGCTACTGATTATGTGTTTGGAAAAAATAAAGATTTACTAGATAATACTGGGCAGAGTTTATTTTGGACTTGGGTTTGGCAGAATGCTGGTACAGAAGGTAAGCTAATAGATCAAATCAATGAACTAGATAAGATGTATAATATTTATACAGACGAAGGTTTTGAAGTTTTAAAAAATGTGATTAATTCAGGACATTTAAATCAGTGGAATTTACAGGAATTGTATAATACTAAGTATAGAGAGGAGGAATAATGGCAGATACATGGACACTAAATAAAAAATGTGAAGATCTGGAGGAAGCTGTAGAACAATTACAAGAAATAGCACATCCACCTATTTTTACACAGGAGATGATAGATTCATTATTTAAAAGAATAGATGTTCTAGAAGAAACCCTGGGTATAAATGAGGATAAAAAGCCAGCTAAGAGCAAAAAGAAAAAAGCTAGTGCTTAATGCGAGTATATAAAGTAAATGGTATAGAACACAGAGTTTACGATTCGGATGACTTATTACCTTTGGGAGTAAAGGTAATCGAGGATTGGAGGGATGGTCACGTAGGTGATTGGGTAAAGACAGACGATGAGTGTTATATACAAGTACTAAGACGAGGTACTATGTACAAACCTAAAGGTAGGATACGTGAAGTAGACTATATTGGTACTTGTACTGGTACCTTTGTTGTTTCTAATACTGTTAAAATGGATTCATCTAGAAGAGTTAATATATATTCTTTTAGTGGTAGCAAAAAATCTGATGATATTTTAATAGATAGAAAAAATTTAAATAGCAATGAGCAACTATTTGTGTTATATTTAACATCAGGAATAGATATGGAAAATGCATATTTGAAAGCATTTCCAACAAATAATAGGAAGTATGCTATACAAAGAGCATCTAAATTAATTAGAACCGAGAGGATTAAGACTGCTATGAAAGAAGAATTAAAACCAGTTTTAGAAGAATTAGGTATAAACGAAAGTAGCATTTTAAAAGAAATACAAACTATTGCTACTTATTCTGAAAAAGATGAAACTAAACTAAAAGCTTTATTTAAATTAGCTGATATTATGGATCTTGAAGATAAAAACCAAACTAAAGTAACTCAAATACAAGGAGTTCAATTTAAAGGTTTTATGGGGGAAGATGTCGATAAAGCAGTAAGGCCTGTAGAGATAGAGGAAAAATAATGCCAGTAGCATCGTCTCCAGAACAACTTAGCACAGTACAATCTATAATGGGTGATTTAGAAAGGTTTGTTCAAGGAGGTGTGGAAACTGGAACTAATTTAGGCTATGATCCTTTTCAATTTCCTGATGATGACAGGCAAGATATTTTAGGTGCATTTACAACGCCTAATCATCCATATTTAAAACCACAGGTTGGAGCTTATTTTAATTCTCTTCTTGAACAGAATGCTGTCGGACGAGATGATCTTAACTCTGATATATTAAATGATGTATTAAATAATCTTGTATTTCAAGCTGAGCACTCAGGTGACGATATAAATAGTAACTATGAAATGCAATTGCATCTGGCGTACAGGAATCTTGCCGAAACTGCTTATAATATATTTCCAGATGAAATTGTTGATAACAATCGCAATGTATCAGACTATGTAAGTATGTTTGGAGATCATCCAGAATTTCCTGCATTGGGTATACTTGATGATAATAGGGCAGGACGCAGAGAATTTGAGCAATGGCTGCATCATGATTATAATTTATATGAAGATATGAATGACGATTATATAAATGAACTAAATCCTATGTATGATGTTCCTTTTATGGACAGGTTGACTCAAGTGAGTATGGGGATTGTTGATGACTTTTTAACAAGTATTTACGATATAGATCCAGCAAGTTTGCCATGGAACAAAGATTCTGAATATGATTACAATACAGAGCCTTATATGGGAGCAGAACAGGATGCTAGCCTGTTATTTAACGAAGTTAAATATGAATTATTAGATGAATTAATGGCAAGCAAAGCATTAGAATTAGGAAAAAGTCCTTACGATGTAAAAATAGAAGGTAGTGATTTTACTTATAGCCAATTAATTGGTTATCAAAGCCCTGTTGTTGCTGCTAAAAAACTTGCCGAAACACATGGAACAGGAGAGGGCACATTATTTGATTACAATTATAAAGATAGAAAGTTTAGAGATACTATGCTTGGAGATTTTTTAGACCTAGAGCCTGTTGAAAGAAACAAAGGTCCTTATGCTGATACAATAGTTGAATCTGCAAAAAGTTTAATAGGAACTGATATATCAAGACCTGGAGCTAAGTCACAATATCCTGGAGGTAGAAGATATAGCTGGACTTGTGCAGATTATGCATGTGATGCTGCTACTCAGGCATCTATACCATGGCCTGTAGATGAAAATGGGAAACATTCTTCATATATACCTTATACTGTAAATGCTTTTAGAGGAATTGGAATACCAGGCAAAAACAATCCTAATTTAAGTAAACAATTTGATGAAATAAAAAAAATAAATGAGGTTGCGCCAGGAGATTTTGCATTTATTAATGGCCTTTCACATTCTGTAGTAATTACTCAAGTATATAAAGATGGAACAATTGAGATTGCTCATACAGGAGGAGAGGATCGACCTGTATTTTCTAAAACTTACAGTAAGGATGAATGGGAAGGTGTATTTGCAAGAGATATGGGTGTGGCATTTAGATTTAATGGCAAAACTGTAAAATAATATAAAGGGAAGCATATGTTAGATTTGTTATTGGCTGATAAATATACAGCTGAATCTCGATACAAAACTTGTAAAGAATGTCCGCATTTTAAACCTAAAAGTAAAAGATGTGAACTATGTGGTTGTTTTATGAAAATAAAAACAAAGATTATTTTTACAGAATGTCCTATAAACAAATGGTAATCAATGGCTAACATAAATTTACATAACGTTTCAAAAGAAGAAGAAGCTTTAGAACTCGCTAAAAAAGATATGATTGCATTTGGTAAATTATTTTTACCAGATGATTTTATGCGTTCTGAAACTCCTTTTTTTCATTATGAGGTAGCTGACTCATTGATGAATAAAGATGTCAGGCAATTAGGAGTTATATTACCAAGGGGTCATGGTAAGACTGTATTAACTAAATGTAATATTTTGCATGAGTTTGCGTTTACAAAAGAACCTTTATTTTATGGTTGGGTTGCTGCATCAAGTAAAATATCGGTACCAAACTTAGATTATGTTAAATATCATTTAGAATTTAATGAAAGATTTTTATATTATTTTGGAAACTTAAAGGGGAGGAAATGGACAGAAGATGACATCGAACTTAAAAATGGCTGCAAACTTATTTCGAAATCCAACTTGTCAGGAATTAGGGGTGGTGCTAAATTACATAAAAGATACGATCTTATCATACTTGATGATTTTGAAGATGAGAATAATACCATTACGGCTGAGTCTAGAAGTAAAATTAGTAACCTTGTTACGGCTGTTGTATTTCCTGCTTTGGAGCCTGGTACTGGGCGTCTCCGTATTAATGGTACTCCTGTACATTACGATAGTTTCATTAACAACATTTTGGTCGGTTACGACAAAGCCAAAGCAAAAGGAGAAGGAGAAACATTTAGCTGGAAAGTAATAACTTATAAAGCTATATTAGGTGACGGATCTCCGTTATGGCCTTCTTGGTTTGGACATAAAGAAATGGAAAGAAAGAAAAAGTTTTATACTGATTCTGGGCAACCATATAAATTTTATCAAGAATATATGATGGAGGTACAAAGTGAAGAAGACTCGATTTTCAGCAGGAGACATATCAGGTACTGGGACGGAAAATTTAATTTTGACGAGAATGCGGGAGTTCCCAGAATTATTAAAGAAAATGGGGACACAGTTCCTGTCAACGTCTTCGCTGGTGTTGATCCTGCCACTGATAGTGTTAGGCGTGATAGTGATTTCAGCGTTATATGTTTTGTCGCTGTTGATCCTGACAATAATGTTTATGTTCTCGATTATATCAGATATCGGTCACTTCCTGTCCTGGGTATACAAGGTGATAGTCAAAAAGGAATAGTAGATTATATGTTTGATTACAATAAGATATATCATCCTTCTTTATACACCGTAGAAGATACTAGTATGTCAAAACCTATTTTCCAATCATTAATATCAGAGATGAGGAGAAGAAATGATTTTACAGTTAAATATAATGCTGAGAAACCTGGGACAAGAATGTCAAAACGTGATCGTATTCAGGAAATATTAGCGCAAAGATTTGCAATAGGTACTGTATATCTTAAAAAAACACATTATGATTTAGAAAGAGAAATAATAACTTTTGGTCCTCGTATGGCTCATGATGACTGTATAGATGCGTTAGCTTATGCTTGTAAATATGCACACCCTCCAAATAACATTGGAGAAGGTAAATCAGGGTATTATAAGAAAAAACCTAAAGCAAAGAGTTGGATTACAGCTTAATTTTTCTTATATTATGTGTAAATTTATTAAAAAAATATTAAATTTTAGTATAAAAACAAACTTTTTAATCATTTTTTTATGGATTTTTGATAAAATTGTGATGTTTTTGTTATTTTTATGGAGTAGATGATGGATTGGTTGCAAATATTAGAACAATATGGTGTTCCTCTTGTAGTAGCAGTTGCATTTTGGATGTTCATACAAAAACAAAATAAATTTATACAAGATGAATTGCAAAAAGAACTAAGAGAATCTTTTACTAGAGTTGAAAGTATTATAGTTAAATTAATTGATCAACAAAAGAAAATGCAATTAGAACAAAAAGGTATTGAACAAAGTTACAGGACTCTTGTGGAAGTAATCGCAAAACTATCAGGTAACGGATTGAAAGATAAATTTTTGAGGATGCAAGAGAGGAATGAAAACAAAAAATACTGATGATTATAGAGATGCTGTTATGACGCATCTAATGTATATTAAAGAAAAAGTAGACGCTAATTTTGAGCATCTAGAAAGAGTAAATGGCAGATTGAATAGAGCAGAGAATGATATAGCAAGAATGAAAGCTATTGGGGTGACATTGTTTACAATGCTCACAATAGCAATAAGTTTAGTAGGTGCATTAACGTAATGGAGTTTATCATGGAAAATTTTAGGGATGTTTTATTTTTCCTAACAGGATTCATGACTACGTTTGCTATAGGATATATATTATATAAGGACAACTTTGAAGAATGATACAAGGACTAGTTATAAAATTAATTTTTAATGCTATTTACAAAGCTATACAAAAAAAGCATAATTTAAATAAAATAGATGATTATGTTAATAAACCAAATGAGCTTGATAAAAAAGTAAAATTATTAGAAAAAAAATTAAAAAAATATGAATCTGCATTAAAAAAAGCAGGTATAATTAAAGAAAAGAAAAGGCTAAAAAGGAGATAGTTATGCCAAAAGTCGGAGAGAAAGAGTTTTCATATACTCCAGCAGGAAGAAGAGCTGCTAGAAAATATGCTGCAAGAACAGGTAAACGTATTTCAAATAAACCTGCAGGAAGAGGTTATGGAGCACCAGGAGCTTCAAATAGAATGAGTGGATCTTTTAGACCACAATCTCATCTTCCAACACCAAGTAGACCTGGAATGGCTAGACCTGGAATGCCTAGAAGAAGAATGAGAGGAGGCCCTGCTACTAGTCCATTAAGAAGCGGACTACCTAGAATGAGAAGTATGGGTGCACCTATGATGAGAAGAAGGAAAAAAAGATAATGAAATTTCATATGTGACCTTACGAAGGAACGCCTCATCCAGTTGGGAAGAAGCACAAAGGCAAAAATGGAAACAAGCACTGGAATAAAGGTCCTGTGCAATTTAACATGATTAAAAATAGATATAAAGAAGGTATCTAATTAAATTAAGGGAAGATAATGGCTAAAAGAAAAGATAAAAACGCATTAAGAGTAAAAAGAATGTACGAATTATGTAATTCTACTTCAAGATCTCAGTGGGAATATATAAATCAAAAAGGTTTCGATTTTGCTAACGATAATCAAATGACAGCAGAAGAAAGAGCTTTATTAGAAGAACAAGGGATGCCTACTTTTACTATTAATAGGATTATGCCTATTGTAGAAATGCTTAATTTTTATGCTACTGCTAATAGACCTAGATGGCAAGCTATTGGAGTAGACGGTTCTGATAGTGATGTTGCTGCAGTATTTTCTGATATAGCTGATTATGTATGGGATTTATCTGATGGTACTTCTTTATACGCTAATTGTATAAATGATTCTATTACTAAAAGTGTAGGGTATTTATTAGTTACTGTTGATCAAGATAGTGATAATGGTATGGGAGATGTTAAAATTATACAACCTGAACCTTTTGATGTATTTGTAGATCCTAAATCAAGAGATCTGTTATTTAAAGATGCTGCATTTATTATGATACGAAAAGTATTACCAAGACAGCATTTAGAAACACTTCATCCTCAATTTAAAAATAAAATTAAAAAAGCTTCAAGCGATATAGTAGGATTTGAAAACAATTTAAGTGAAAAATCGTGGGGAAAACATCAAAAAGATTTTGCTTATAAAGACATAGGTATGGCTGAATCAATTACTGAAGAAGGAGAAAATGATCAGTTAATAGAATTTTATGAAGTTTATGAAAAAATTAAAGTAGAATATACTAATGTATTTTATAAAATACCTCCTAGCAAAGAGCAAATGGAAGGCATTCAAAAGCAAATAGCAATTCAATTAGAAGAAATGCAAAAAGAAATGCAAGTTAGAATGTTAGAAGAGCAGCAAAGATTACAAATGTCTGTTCAAAAAGGAGAAATGCTCCCTCAAAGATTTGAATTAGAAATGGAAAAACTTTCTAAAAACATGAGTCAGCAATTACAGGCAGAAGAACAAAAAATGATGTCTGAAATGCAACAAATGGCTGAAGTTGTTGAAAATAGAGTAATTTCTAAAAAAGAATTTCAATTATTAATGCAAGATGAAAAGTTTCAAAATACAGTTGTAGAAGCTATACCTTTTTATCAATCTAGAGTAAAATTAACATGTGTTGTTGGAGATGCAATGTTATATGAGAAAGTGTTACCAGAGACAATTACAGAATATCCAATTGTTCCATTTCATTATAAATGGACTGGTACTCCCTATCCTATATCCGCAATTTCCCCTTTAATTGGCAAACAACAAGAGATAAATAAATCTCATCAGATTCTTGTCCATAATGCTTCACTAGGGAGCTCTTTAAGATGGATGTTTGAAGAAGGATCTGTAGACACTGAAATCTGGGAGAAATATTCTAGTTCTCCTGGTGCACTTTTGCCTATAAGACCTGGAGCAGCCCCTCCAACACCTGTTCAACCAGCACCATTGAATAGTGCGTTTTTCAATATAGCTCAAAATGCTAAAATGGATATGGAATATTTAGCTGGAATTTATTCTTCTATGCAAGGAGATACGGGACAACAACATGAAACATTTAGAGGTATGTTAGCTATAGATGAATATGGAACGAGAAGAATTAAACAATGGATGAATCACTTTTTAGATCCTGCATTAAAACAATTAGGTGAAATTGTTATGCATTTTACTCAAGCAGTTTATACAGCTCATAAAAAGTTCAGAATAGTACAACCTAGCGCCTTG